CTTTCTCCAACGATAGATTCTTGTAATTGATTAAACTCTTTTTGTAATCTTATTTGTTCTGCAAGATTTTTAATTTGTGCATCACTTGCATCAATTTGAGTTTCTAAATCTTTTATTACATTAGTATTAAGTTCTGTTAATCTTTTATTTTCTTCTCCTGTTCTCTTAGACCTCTTTGCACCTAATTCTTCCTTTTCTTTTTCAGCTTCACCTAATTGAATTTGAAGTTTAGATTGATTGTTAAGTTCTTCAGTAATCTTACTTGACATTTCAGATATAGTACCAATACCTTCAAGCTGTTCTCCAATAGATTTTTGTCTTTGTAAAGCAACATCTCTTTCTAAGTCAGCAATAGTTCTTAAAACATTCTCATCTTCAGAACCAAGTTCCTTTAATTTTCTTAAAGTTGTTTCTATTGCTGTTTCATTTAATTTTTTGAAAGAATCAGTTAAATCATCAACACCTTCTTTTAAAAATCTTACAACATCTTTAATTGCTGGTGCTAATATATCACCAATACTATCTTGAAGTTGTGACACACTATCTTGAAAGTTTGATATTAAACCTGTAAATGTTTGTGATAATAAATCAGTAGCACCTGATATATTTCCTTCAGGATCGGTTAAGGTATCAAGAAGTGCTTTTCTAAATTGTGGTAAAGTTAGTTTTGATAAATCGTCAAAACCTGTTTTTAGTTTTACTTGTGTTAATACACCACGTTCTCTTAATACGTCTGCTGCACCTGCACCACCTGCAAAAGCACGACCAAAAGAATTAGCTGCTTCTACAATGTCTGTACCCATAAATGCTGCTAAGTCAGATACTGCTTTTAAAGTTTTTGTACTATCTGCACCAAATGCTTCTAATTGAGCACCAGCTTCTACAACATTTGCAAGTTGAAATGGTGTAGTTGCTGCCACTTTATTAAAGAAGTCAAAGGATTTTCTACCTTCATCTACACTACCTTTTAGAGCAACAAGTCTTGTTTCTAATGCTTCAAATTGAGCAGAAGTTTCTACCGATGACTTTACAACTGCACCTAAAGCTGCAACACTTGCTAATCCTGCAAATGCTTTTGCTGCTTGTCTTGCTGCTAAAGCTAATTTGTTAGTGCTTTTTTCAGTTTTATTTAAATCTTTTATTGCCTTATTAACTTCGGCTTTTACTAATAATCTTATTTTTTTATCTGCCATTTTGCTCACTCATATAAAGTTTTATACTATTAATTTCGTTTTTTATAATATCAAATATTTCAATCTTGTTTGCATCAGCACTATCTAAATCTTTTGCTAATGGAATATTAAATTCTTTTATCCAGTTATATTCTTTTAACAAGATATTATCTTCATTATTTACAATCCATTTTGGATTCATAAACAAAGGTAAATGAAAATAAAGATTTCTACCAAGTGAAAACTTGCTGTCTTTCCATTGATCTACCAATAATATTGTTTCTTCCCATACCTGTTCTATGTTTTTGTATGTCTTTACTCTCTTTGTAAGAGGACTTTGCCTTTTGTATGGAAACTCTAAAGCTATGTGTGGAAATCCTAATTGAGAAAACCACACATAACTACAAAGCCCTATGAGTCTTTTTTTTCCAAACCCATATAGTCAGTAAAGATTTGTTGTAGCAATAAATCTACTTGTGCCATTGATAGAGAACTGACTTCTTTTTCAGTTATCCCTGAAAGTTCCTCAACACGATTTATTAATTTAAAATAATCATCTTGATTTTCTTTGTCATCTCTAAAAGCATTTAGACTTAATTGCCACAACTCTCTCTTTTGTTTATAAGTGATGGAATTTATATCCCACTCTTTATCGAACATTTTAACCTTCATGTTTTACTCCTTACCAACCACTTGCCTGGGTTGAATCTGCATACTCAAACTTAAATGCTGTTCCTGATGCTTCACCACTTGAAGTAGGTTGTACTACTTTAAATGGAATTGTGATTACTGCACCTGTGTCTGCATTAGGATCAAGATTTACTGCTGTTGAAAATATCTCACATTCTATATTCATCTCACCTGCTGTTGATACTGTTCCATCACCTTGTTGTAGTTTTAGTGTTGCAGTATTACCACTTAAAAAGTCTTGTAATACATTACCACCACTTCCAAAGTCAAAGTTAGCATCATACATAATTGATATTTCTCCAGTAATGTTTACTGATGGGATACCAAAAGCATATCCTTCTGCATCACCATTAGAATCTCTACCAACTCTTGCTACATTGTTTTCAAATGTGAATGATACTCCAGTAATTACAGCATCTGCTAATGAAGTTCCATCAACATCAAGTTTCTTAACATCAAAGTAAGATTCTATTTGTGTTGGTGATGTACTCATTAGAGTTGGTGCTGCTGAATTAGCACTTAAAGTTTGTTCTACTAAGAACTTACTTGAACTTGCCATACCTGAAAAAAATGTTCCACTTAATAAACATCTTCCATCAGTCATATCAAAGTTCATTGTAAGACTTTGTATTACAGCACTTGTAATTAATTTATCTTGTGCAGATTCAGGGTAATATAATCCAATGTCAAATAGACTTGGTATCCCTGAACTTGAACTACCTGTAAAATCAGGTCTTGATAAAGCTGCACTTGAAGTTGCTTGAATAGTATGAATAAATGGTCCTGAACCACTTTCACCATGATCTTGCAATACATTAGCTAACATTCTTACAATCATATCTCGTTCTGCTGGAACTTCAAAGTCCATTGTGATAAACCCACCTTTTTGAGTTCTAAATTGATCTGTATCAAGTTCTATCATTCCTGCATTGTTGCTACGTATCTCCCCTGATTCAACAAGATTGAGGACAGGTGCAGATACATTAATTACAGGAAGTAACTCGTATGCAGTATCATTAGCTGCTGCTGTTTCAAATGCAGTTGCATTTTTATTTTTTATACCTATACTAAAATCACTTTTAGAATAGACTTTTCCACTAACTGCCATGTGTTATTTCTCCTCTTTTTTTACTTTCTTTTTAGGCTGTTCTTTCTTTACTGGTTGAACTTGAACACCTAAAGATTCAAATTCTTCCAAGTTTTCTTTTTCTAACTCAACTTCTTTACCAGCTAATAATTCTCTAATCTTTTGATTAGGTGTATTAAGATATGATGGTTTTTGTAGTTGAAGTCCTTTTACGTGTTTATACTTCATGAAATCACCTCGTTTGTGTTGCATTGAAAAGTAACAATAACATTAGATATAGTTTCATCATCATCATCTCGTGTATATTCTACACTTGATACTTGACCACCATACCAGTTTGTAATATTGCCACTTTCAAAGTTTCTATTATCAAATAAAATTCTTTTTATTATTTCTGCAATCATAGTCAATCTATTAAGTTGGTTGTCTTTTGTATATTCTCCACCTTTTCTTAATTGATAGTTGATTGATGTAGTAAATTCTCTAATATGTACATTACTTGCAAAATCAACAAAAGTGTCTGATTCAGGAGTAATTAAAATACTTTCTTGCCCTCTATGTTCATCAAACAAAACAGGAATAGAAGAAAGATTTTGTTTTAATAACTTTTGTATCGTATCAATTACACGATCCTTATATATATTTTCAAATTCTATTGCCATTATCCTTGTCCTCTATTTCTTTTTTTATAATAATTTTTACTCATTTTATTTCCATACTTTGTTCTATGGCTTTGTCCTTGTCTTGTTTTCTTTTTACCATTTCTTCTTACAAATGTTATTGCATTCTTTTTTGGCATTATTTCTTATATACCTTTTCTGCCCCTGCTATACCAAATGAACCAAGTGTAACCCAAACAAATGAATTGTATATATAGTCATTTACCATTAATTCAATACCAATAATTCCCATTACAAGATCAACTATTCCAAATACACACATTAAGGCAAAAGAAATAAATCCAATAATTGCTTTTTCGTTGTACTCGTTTTCATCTTTAAATATTGACCACATTATTTTCTTCTCCCAAATACTTGTTTTTGTGATTTCGGTGGATTCTTTTTCCTACTACTTCTTGGATTCCATAAAAACTTGTCTGCCCAAAAAGCTGCAGATGTTTTACCTCTTGCAATATTCTTTCTATGTCTTGCTTTAAAAGATTTCCTTGCTGCAGCACTATAATTATGTCCCATACCTTGTGAACCAAATCGTATTAGTTTTAATTTATGCTTACCAGTTTTTGCTAATACAACAGCTTTTTTGGTAGGGTGTTTGGGTGTCATCTTTGGTTTATTAACACCCTTTAACCCATATCTTTTTAATAATGACTTTTGTCTTTTAGTATGCACTATTTTCCAACTTTCCTCATAGCAAGATTATGAGATTGTTTGAAGGTTTTACCTGCTCTCATAGATGTAGCCATTGATCTTAAATGTGCTTTTGTATGATGAACTTTATGTCTGCTCATTTGTCTTTTTTGTGTAGCAGTCAATCCTTTTAGATTTATACCTTTTAAATTTTTAGCCATTACTTTCTTTTCCTAATTTTCATTTTTTTCTTTTTACCTTTTTTCTTTTTCTTTCCATAATGATATGGCATATTTATCTCCTTCTTAGTTGTATTGTGTTCATTCCACCACCTGATGTGTGTTCTAATCCTGATACTTCTACTTCCCATTCATCATCAAGTGTATAGACACCAGTTGAGAATCGTA